TGTAATTTAGATTTTGATACAATTAGAGGATTGAGTGTGAATTCACATAATAGTATTGCAGAGAAGTTTAACCGATTTGAAATACCTGATAAACTACCACTACAAAGATTTATTACTATAAATGGTAAAGAGTATGGATTTGAACCAAACTTATCCAAGATGGCTTATGGTGCGTATGTAGATATAGCACAATATGAAGAACTAACTATTGATAAGAACTGGGGTAAGATAATGAATATCTTATACAGACCTATTACAAGTAAGAAGGGTGAGTTATATACCATAGAACCATACACAGGTAGAGATGATTGGGAGAAATGGTTAGATGTAACAATGGACATTCATTATGGTGCTCTGTTTTTTTTTATCAATTTGCATCGGGACTTAGTGAACGCTACCCTGAACTTTTCGAATCAGACGGAACTGCCACCCAACATCAAGCAAACTTTGCTAAAAAGTGGAAGAATTATACAGCAGTTTTTGAACTCGCAGGAGGCAATATCCAGAAGATGGATGAAGTAACTAATCTCCCACTCGAGCAGTGTTTATTGTTTCTTGCTTACCGTACAGACAAGGCACTTCTTGAATCTATGGTTCATCGCGAAATGATGAAAAGTAGGGGCTAATTAGGAAATGTGGAAATAATTTCGTATATTTGTATAAACAAATATTATTATGTACTACATTTATCATATCAAAGGAAAGAAAATTGGTGTATCAGAAAAACCAAAAGAAAGAACAAGAGAACAAGGATATACTGATTACGAAATACTTGAAGAATTTACTTGTATATATCTTGTATCTTACAGAGAAATTGCATTACAAAAAGAGTACGGATATCCAGTAGATACAATTCTATATTGGAAAACTAGAAAACTTAATGTGTATAAAGGAGGTCAAACAGCTGTAGAATCTGGCCAATTAGATTCAATTCGTTTGATGGGTAATAAAGCCTATGCAGAAAAATATTCAAAACCAGTGGTAGTATATAAAACTAATGGTGATTATGTTGGAGAATTTCCATCGGTGATTGAATCAGCAAGACAATTAAATCTTAATAATGGAAATGTATCATCAGTTGTAACTGGTAGGTATAAATCAAGTAAAGGTTATGTAATCAAGTATAAAACCTAATCTACAACTTTTAGTCAGTTTCGTGTTATTATATAAAATAGGAATTTATTATGGCCGTATGGAGTAATTCAAAATGGAGTAATTCACGCAACGGAAATCTTCGTTATAGTGTTAATCGTGAGAATGCATCTGGTGTTTTTATCGGACCTACTCAGGGATTATCAAGTCCTAAAAACTCTCGTAGAGGATGCCTTTGTTTAGACTCTGATGAATACCATGTAAAGTGTTGTAACGGGGCGCTAATGGAACAAGGTATTGGTGTGATACAATCACCAGTTAGAACCAAAGGTGGTGCATTTGATAATGGTTACTCTGACGGATTTGATATAATTTTGACAAACGAATAAGGATATATAAAAGATATGAGTGAATTAACTAAACAAGCTCTTAAAGTAGACAACAACCAATCATTCCCAAATAACAATGCAGGACTGATTACCCCTAGTGCTCTACGAACATTTAATGAGAATATGATTGACTCCCTTGTGGATGAAATCGGATATACTGCAGATAGTGGTAGTTGGAATCAGCAAATAGATGCATTAGAACAATTTACTGCATCAGCTGTTGGATTAAATACAGGTTCCCTTTTAGTAACTGCTTCTGCCGTTGATAATGTAATGACATTCACCAAAGGTGATTCATCTACATTTAATGTGACAGTTGGTAGTGTAATACCTACTGGAACTATATCAGGTTCAAGCCAAATTACAGCATTAGGATTTGTAAGTTCATCTATAACTGGCAGTTCATTAGTAACTGCTTCTTTTGCTGCACAAACTCTAACTTTTACAAAAGGTGATGGTGCACAATTCTCCCTATTCATCCCTGATAATAGTGGTAGTGTTTTACCAAGTGGTGTAGTATCAAGTTCTCAACAAATAACCGAATTAGGATTTCAAACTACTGCATCTTTTAACACATATACCTCATCAAATGATAGTAAGGTAAATAGTTTAATAAATGCAACTTCATCTTATGCAACTTCTGCAATTACAGCATCATCTTTAATAACTGCATCATTTAGTGGTAATACACTTACATTTACAAAAGGTGATAGTTCCACATTTGGTATAGTAATACCTGATGTGAGTGGCAGTGTATTACCGAGTGGTTTAGTATCTGGTTCATCACAAATTATACTACAAGATACTACTGGTAATTTAAGTGGTAGTAGAATAGATGGATTAGTAACAAGTGCATCATTTGCAATTAGTTCATCTCATTCAGAGTTTAGTGATAATGCAACTTCTGCATCTTATGCCCTTTCTGCTTCACATGCAGAATTGGCTGATAACTCTACATTCTCTATATACGCTGATAATACAATAGTATATGGTAAGAACTTACACTCTACTACTATTCCAAAAGGAACACCATTATACTTTACAGGTAGTGGAACTGCAGGTAACCTTGTAGGTATTCTACCAGCCGATGCTGGTAATCCTTTGAGAATGCCTGCAGGAGGTATTGCTGGTGAAAGTATTATTGTTGGTGAAGAAGGTATTGTAATACTTGATGGATTTATCAATGAGGTAGATACCACTGCATTCCAACCTGGTGATGATGTATTTGTTGGAGTAGGTGGAGGATATACAAATGTTATACCTACGGGTTCCAACAACCTGATACAATTCCTTGGATATGTTGAGAAATCAGCAGTCAATGGTTCAGGTGTAATACAAATGACTGGTGAAGCTAGAGGATTACCAAACTTACAATCAGGATATGCATGGGTTGGAGATGTAAATGATGTTCCACAAGCAATACCTACTTCTTCTTTTGGTACACCAATAAACACAGGTTCATTTGCAACTACTGGTTCTAATACCTTCGTAGGTAATCAAGTGATATCAGGTTCAACTACTATAACTGGTGAGTTGAGTGTGACACCAGCACTTTTACCTAATTCCGCTCCTGGTGGATTAGGACAATTTATTATACCATTCTTATCAGGTTCTACTAATGTAATTGCTAGAGATTCTGATAATGCTTTATATTGGCAACCAGCATTTAATGTATTAGCAGTTAGTGCATCTACAGGAAATGTCACTACATCACCTACTGGTATGACCGTAACAAGTAATACTACTGGTAGCACTCAGATTACTACTACTCGTCTTGTTAGTAATTTTGGAGCAGGAAGAAATATAGCAATTGCCGGTGATGCAGAAGGTACAGCTCTAACTGGTCTGACAGGTATAACAAACCCAAGTATTATATTACAAAGTGGTAGTGCAGGTCTCCCACCTCAATACTATGCACCAATTCAGTTCCAAGCATCACAATCATTTACTGATGGTAGAGTGACATTCACTCGTAATGTTGCTATGTTAGAAAACATAGAAATAACCGGTAGTTTAACTGCATCCCTACAACAAGGATATGTTTGGGTTGGTGATGTAAATGGTAGAACAACAACTGTTGCAACTTCATCATTTGGTGGAGGTTCAACTGATACTGGCTCACTTATGGTGACTGGTAGTGTAGCAGGTAATGTATTGACATTTACAAAAGGAGATGCATCTACATTCGTATTGACGGTTGATACCGGAAGTGGTGGAGGTGGAGCAGCATTCCCATTCACGGGTAGTGCAGAAATCACTGGTTCTCTTGGTATAACTGGTTCTATGAGTGGATTTGTAAATACATTAAGTGTTGCATCATCTACTGCGTCTGTAAACTTCAATGATGGTAATATGTTTACCTTAACATTACCAACTGGTTCAACAACACATATTACACCAAGTAATATAAGAAGAGGACAAACTATAAACATACAAATTTCACAAGCAAGTGGAGCATCTACTGGTTCAGTATCTTTCTCACCAAATGTATTATTCGCAGGTGGTAATGATTATCAAGTAACTGCAACTGGTTCTGCAATAGATTTGTTGACATTTGTATCACTTGATGGAACTAATGTATTGGGAACTTCAATTAAAAACTTTCTATAATATATGATTGCACCTGCAGCATTTGAGGATTTAACTTTCCCACAACAAACTCTTATCCCTTGGTCCTCTTATGAGAGTAATCAATGGGTAAGGGCATATGATAATTACTTTAATCAAATCACCATTCCAAGTGCATCTTATGGTGCCCCAATTGAAATAGGTGCAGCATTGGCTGGAGGTATTGCAAAATATAATGGTGGAGCCATGGCAGACAATGGTGTTATATATGCACCTGGCCATTTGCAGACCAATTGGTTATTAATTGATACCTATACTGATAATATATCAGTAACTGGAAGTATAGGTACTGGTGCTACTAATGGTGCTTTTTATTCACCAAGAAATAGAGCAGTATATTGTGCTACTTCAAATCCACGAATGTATAAATTACCTATTGATAATAACTCAGGTAGTTTTGTGGCATTGCCGGCATTAGGGTCTCAATACTTTCCATTTTTATTATCCTACGATGGTGTTAATGCATATACCACTGGTACATTTAATACTGATACTATGGTAAGGTATGACACCTCAATAGAATCAGGTAGTAATATGGGAATTGCAACAAGTAATGATAGAGGCAATGGTTGTTTAGGACCAAATGGTAAAATGTATTGGTCTCCAGCTGGTCCTGCAGGTACACGAAATTACATAGAGTTTGACCCAGCAACTGATACATATACATCTTTTGGAACTCCAGGTGGTAATACAAGATATGGTATGTGCCTGGCACCTGATGGGTTTATGTATTCATTACCCTCGGGTGCCAATCCTTTTGTAAGAATAAACCCTAAAACATTACAATTAACAGATCTTCTTACACCGAACTCATCAACTAGTTCTGCCTCATCTTGTATAGGTGCAGATGGAAGAATATATATGGTTGGTGGTGGTGCAATTCAATTAACTATATACGATTGGAGAACAAATACAGTTGAATATGTTACATTACCAAGTGCAGGTGGGTATTCAAGTATTACTTTGGGAGTTTATGGTGATTTATATTTAACACCTTGGACTGCATCAAAAGTAGTTAAAATACCTCTAACTAATAATAGAGGAAGGATATTGAGACCTATATTAGAAATGAATGGTATATTAGGAAGACATCAACCTGGAATATAATGAAAATTAATTTAACAAACTATAATAGTGATTTACCAATTACAATAGAATATAAATCATTATCAAGAAATGGATTGGCACTTGACATACAATTCACATTAGAAGGTAATGTGTTATCAATTGATAATAATGATTTTATATCAGCTGGTATTCCAAGTGGATACGAATTATATGTTATAGTAAAACAAAATGAAGATGTAATTTATGATGCAAGACATCTAATAGATTAAAAAACTAATACAAACAAAACAATTATTGTTATTATATAAAAATACATTTATACATTATGAACGCAAAAACCGTATTAAAGAAATTAGTAATGATGTTATCTTCAAACGAAGTAGAACTAACTTACGCTAAATTGAAAGATGGAACTATCGTTGAAAGTGAAACTTTTGATGTAGGTGAAGCCCTATTTGTAATATCCGAAGATGGTGAGAAATCACCTGCACCTAATGGAGAGCATGAACTATCTCTTCGTGATTCAGAAGGAAACGAAACTCTATTGAAAGTTATTACCGAAGATGGTGTAATCAAAGAAAGAGAAAATGTAGAACTTGCTGATATGGAAACAAAAGAGGCAGAAGATATTCCTGCTTCTGGTCCAGTAGATATGCCAACAGAGATGAGTGAGGAAACTTACGAAACTGCTCCTGGTGATATTCCAACTACTGGTGATGGTATTCCTGCAGATGTTGACCAAGGTAAATTGGTTGGGTCTGATAAGGACATTGCTAAGATGATGGAAGAACTTTCTTATCGCATTGAAGAGATGGAAAAGAAGATGAAGATGGCTGAGGAGAAGGAAGAAGAGAAAATGATGGAAGACAAAAAGAAAGAAGAGGAGATGGAAGATGAAATGGAAGAAGATGAAGAAGAACTTCCAAAGTTAGATGGTGCTCCTATCGAGGCAAGAGTAAAGAAACTATCATCAGTAAATACAAAAAAATCAACCCCTGGTATGTCCTCACAAGAAAGAGTACTTGCTAGATTATATAACAAAAATAATTAACAACCCAAACTTTTAACAAAATGAAAAAAAGACAAAATTTGGCGTTACCAACTTTTACACAAAACACCTACGCAGGTGAATTCGCTGGTGAGTATATCGCAGCTGCATTGTTATCTGCTAAGACATTGGATAACAAGTTAGTAACCATTAAACCAAACGTCAAGTACAAATCTGTAATCCAGAAACTTGATGTATCAGGAATCGTACAAGATGCTTCTTGTGATTTCGTAACCTCTGGTTCAGTTGCTCTTTCTGAGCGTATCTTGGAGCCAAAAGAACTACAAGTAAACCTTGAATTGTGTAAGCAAGAATTCGTTGACTCATGGGAATCCCTACAATTAGGTTTCTCTGCGTTTGATACAATCCCTGCATCATTCAATGATTACTTGATTTCTTATGTGGCTGGACAAGTTGCTCAGGCTACTGAACAATCAATCTGGCAAGGTACTGCAACTAATGGTTCATTCCTTGGATTCCAAACTGCATTCTCTGCATCTATTGCTGCAGGTGGAGCTACTGCTGTATTAGCTGCAAAGACTGGTTCTGCAATTGACTCTGGTTCTATCACTTCAGCTAACGTATTGAACAAGTTGAACAATGTGGTAGATACTATCCCTTCTGCCGTTTATGGTAAGGAAGACCTTTTAATCTATGTTGGTACATCAGTTGCTAAAGCATATCAGCAGGCATTAGCCGGTGGTGCTATCGGTGCTAACGGATGGAATAACCAAATGAACGTAGGTGAAAAACCTTTCAACTTCAATGGTATTGAAATCGTAGTTTGCCCAGGTATGAGTGATTCTAAAATCGTAGCTGCACAGAAGTCTAACTTGTTCTTCGGTACTGGTTTGTTGTCAGACCACAACGAAGTAAGAGTATTGGATATGGCTAATCTTGATGGTTCTCAAAATTACAGAATTATCATGAGATATACTGCTGGTGTTCAGTTCGGTATTGGACAAGATATTGTTTACTACGGAGCATATTAATTTAACTAACTAAATAAACATATAATAGTATGGCATGTAATATAACAGCTGGAAGAAACGAAGTATGTAAGGATAGTATCGGTGGTTTAGCCGGTGTTTATTTCCTTAACTTTACTACGGGTTCTTTCACAAAAAACGGAAATGGTGAAGTAACTGCTTTACCTCTCAGCTCAAGCGTATACTATTATGAATTAAAAGGCAATTCTGCATATACAGAAACCGTCAATACATCTCGTGATAATGGTACAACTTTCTTCTCACAAGAATTACTCTTGAACTTGAAGAAACTTACTAACGAGATGACCACACAAATGAAGTTGTTGGCTTATGGTAGACCACAAATCGTTGTATGGACAATGAACGGAGATGCACTATTAGTTGGTGAAAGAGAAGGAGCCGATATGACAGCAGGAACACTTCAAACTGGTGCAGCAATGGGAGACCTATACGGATACTCTTTAACCTTCACAGGCATGGAGCAATTACCTGCAGCGTTCATATCTGGTTCAACTACAACAAGCCCATTCACTCCTGCGGTATTGAATGGTGGAACAATAGTGTACGGAACTAATAGTTAATTCATAATTTAGTATTTTATAGAAAAACCCCAACCTGTAGAAAGGAAGGGGTTTTTTTGTTTCTACTATTTATACATAAATGATTGTTATTATACTATAACAATTAGATAATAAGAGATAATG